CAGACAACAGCAAAAAACGCAAAGAAGGCACTAAGAGATGCACCTGCGGCTTCAGCTATAACTAACGCAGACACTGTGGCTAAACTAAAAGCAGCTTGGGATACAAGCACATTGGGTACAAGCCCATACGCATGAGGTAAATAAATATGGCTTTAACTAAAGTACGAGGTGGTGGAGTAGACTCTCTATTTGATGATGAAGACTCTAATATAATAATAGGCAGGGGGAGAATTGGTAATACTATATCAGCCAGTGACCATGCGTCTTTTCAACATAGAGATTTAAGCACAGGTAGTAATCTTAATTACGCAATACTGCAAACTGCATCAGGTGGAACACAAATAAACTCATCAAGTGGTCAAAGTCTTTTTATTAACATTGGTAACTCTCAAGCTATAAAGATAGATAGTGACAAGATTATTAGAATGGAAAATCAACCTGCGTTTAATGTAAATGTAAACTCTACCCAAACACTGAGTGCAGGAAGCACTACAACTGTAACTATGGACACAGAAAGATTTGACCAAAATGCTGACTTTAATACAAGCACATATAAGTTTGTTGCTCCTGTAACTGGTAGGTACTTTTTATCAACATTTATAAGAATAGACCATATTGATATCTCTAGTGACTACATTGATATGAGGATTAGAACAAGCAATCATACATATCAAAATGTTTATAACTCAGACCTAGAGAACACGGCAGATGGTACTTTTAAAACACTTACACTTGCTGTTCTTGCAGATATGGATGCGAATGATGAAGCCTATGTTACTGTCTTTGTAGAGGGTCACGTTGCTTCAAGTACTGGTACGACATCAATAAATACAGGTGGTTCATCAGGATTTTTTGGATACTTAGCTTGTTAAAAAGGAGTAAATAGATGGCTAAATTAACACTAACAATAGAAGTAGATGATACTCAACAGAATATTTTAAAGAATGATTTGTTGGACATTAATGAATGGGTACAGGGAGCAATGACAGGCAAGATAAACAACGCTTGGAAAAGAATGCAATCTGAGTGGACAATTAAGTTAATGAACGACAGTTCTTTTACTGACTCAATCCCAAGCAACCAAGCTGACTTTGTAACGCTAGTAGTAGCAAGGAGTGACTACAAGAATCGTGCAGACAGAGATAAAGAGAATAAATTAGGATAACATAATGCCGTATATAGGAAAATCCCCCAATCAAGGAGTCCGTAACAGGTTCATCTATCAAGCCACAGCAGGGCAGACATCCTTCAGTGGTTCAGATGCCAATGCACTTACGCTAACATATGCAGACGGTGCTTATGTAGACGTATATCAGAATGGTATCCT